CTGTTGCAGCTGGTCAATTTTCTGCAGAAATTGATACTAGCACAGGACAAGTAACAGCAATCAATGTTGTCAATGGTGGTACAGGATATCAGTTTCCTCAAGTTACACTAATTGGTGGCGGTGGTAGTGGAGCTGCAGCGGTTGCAAACTTAGCACCAGATGGTCTTGGTGGAATAAAAGTTGATAAAGGATTTACATTTTTAGTCGATGTTGTCGATTCAAATACTATTAAATTTTCTAAGAGTAATGGAGATATTGCTGCAGGAAAATATTACAATATCACTAGAGTTGGTGACGCTGGAATAGTTAATGTAGCATCAACCACTGGATTTGGTTTGAGAGTTGGTGTTGCAGCAAATTTGGATGGTAGTTTAGCTTTTGTCACCATCAAAAATCCAGGTTATGGTTATCAAGATGGAGATGTAGTTTATATCGCTCAACCAGGCAGTAGTGGAACAGCAAGAATTGAAGTTGTAAACACATCATCCACAACTGCTTCTGACCCAGCGATGCAATATCCTGGTTGGTTATATTGTGATGGATCCGAATATGATGCAGATGAATATCCACTATTATATGAAGTTATTGAAGAGAAATATGGTGGAACTAGTGGATCTTATAAACCAGAGGATTTTGGATCAGACTCTGGTGGTATAAAATTTAATGTACCTGATTATAAAGCTGTAAAATTAGTCGGTGCTGGTGGTGGTGTCAGTGGTGGTGGATCTCCTGTATCTGGTAATGTCATTTCTACTGTTGGTGCTACTGGTGGTAGATG